TAAGAAAATATGTATGTAATGCATATCAAACAGATTTATTTGATTCTGCTTTTGAAAACAAAAGAAAAACTATAATAAACTGGTCAAGTGATAAACAAGTCTACGAGATTTTAAATTCAGTTTTTGGTATAAATCCTATTAATAAGGATAATAAAGCTAGTTCGAGTGCCAATGCTATTAATCTATTAGATAAAAGGTACCCAATCACAGATTTAATATTACAACTACGTAAAGAAGAAAAAGCTGTAACTTCATTTGGTTTAGACTATCTAAGAAAGTTTCAAGAGTTTGATAATAGAGTAAGAACTACCTATAACCAGATTGTTGAAACGGGTAGAATAAGTTCACGTAATCCTAACTTACAACAGATACCAAAAGAAGATGAGTTTAGGGAGGCTTTTGATGCTCCTGTAGGACGTAAAATTATAACTGCTGACTATTCAGCCCAAGAGGCAAGGATAATGGCAGATAGAGCACACGATGAATCATATATTGAATTCTTCAGTAAAGGAGGAGGAGATATACATAGCTTCGTAGCAACTAAGATGTTTAGTGCTTCGTTTGGTAGAGAATTTATAGTAACTTCTACTAATGAAAATAAAAGCTATAGACAAAAAGGTAAAACCTTAAACTTTGCTATAAGTTTTGGTGGGTCAGCATACACACTGTCTAGAAGTTTAAAAATAAGCGAGTCTGAAGCACAAGAGTTAATAGATGCTTTCTTTAAAGGATTTCCAAAGTTAAAGAAAATGTTTGATGAGAATAAAAAATTTGCTTTACAAAACGGTTATATTCTTACTAACGATATTATTAAAAGAATCAGACACTTTAAATATTGGAATACATATACAGAATTGTTAAAGAAAAAGAAATTAACTAACGAAGAAAGAACTGAATTACACAAACTTAAAGGAAAAATTGAGCGAAGAGCTTTGAATACTCCTATTCAAGGAACTGCTTCTGATATGATGAAGTTAGCTTTAATTTATATAAGACAAGAGTTATTGAAAAATAACATAATGCCTTATGACCTTAACGCTGAAATAAAATTAGTTAATGTAGTACATGACGAGTGTAGTACTGAAAGTACAGAAGATAAAGCTAATTTAGCTTCAGAAATACAAAAACAAAGTATGGAGAAAGCTGGCAGAATGCTAATTAAAAGCATAGAAATGGTAGCTGAACCTGCTATAAAAGATCATTGGGATCATTAACATTACAAAAACTTACTATAATTACAGATTAATTTATTAAAATTCACAATTATGGTAGTTGATGTAAATACAGAAAAAATATACAAGTTAAATATCAGTGCAGATGTATACATTCTATTGTATTTAATATACAAAAAGAATTTTATAACAGCTAAAAGATATTTGACTAAAAATAATGTCCTTACAGAAACTGTTTTGCAAGACCTAGTTGATAAAAGGTTAATACATAATTTAAATAAAAACAACGAATTGGACCTTACTAAAATACAAGTAAGAGAAAACTTTGTTGAGAATGCCATAAAAAATCCAAGTTTCTTTGAAGAATTCCTGGAACATTTCCCTATAAAAACTGTTCGTACAGATGGACAAACAGACTATTTGAGAACTGATTTAAAAAGATGTAAAGTCTTATATAATAGGTTAACAAAGGGAGATAGAAACTTTCATAATGATATTATAAAATACCTTGATGAAGAGGTTAAGTATAGAGAGAATAACAACCAAATGCATTTTATGAAACGCTTACCTAAATGGTTAGCTTCAGAAGAATGGGAAATATGGAAACTTAAACTCAAAGATACTAATAATACTATAAATGATAGTTTAGGTTATGGTCAATACTTAGAATAATATGTTACCTTATAGACACATATCTGAGGCAACTGATGATATTGTGAAATATATTCACGAGAGAAAGGTTGGTCAGGTAAAATCTTTACGTACAAGGTGGGATAAATTTAATAATCAATGCATGGGTGGTATTGAACCAAATACTATTTATACTATAGCAGGTATATCAGGATCTGGTAAGTCTTCTTTTTTAAACAGTCTAGAAACAGATTTGTTTGATTTAAACCCAAAAGAAGATTTTATAATATTATCTTTCAATTTCGAAATGCTATCTAGTAAACAAGTGGGTAGGAAACTATCTTACAGACTGAATAAAACAACACAACAGTTATATTCAGGTTTAACAGATGAAAAATTATCAGATAATGATATAGAACAAATCGAAAAAGAAGCAGTGAAAATTAAGAAATATCCTATCTATTATGTAGATTTGCCTGGTAATGCAGATGAAATAAAATCAACTATATTAGAATTTTCAAAACTAGATTTTGTAAAAGACAAATGGCTAATTATAACATTAGACCATGCTTTGTTAGCTAAAAGCAGACAAGGCGAACGAGAAAGAGAAACGTTATCTAATTTACAGTATACGTTTATGGAGATGAAGAAGTATAATAGAAACACTATCATACAACTTAGTCAAATGAATCGAGAGATTGAAGGTGCTGAGAGATTGTCAAATCCCTCAATGCATTTCCCGAGTAGACGTGATATTTTTGGTTCCGAGGCTTTATTTCAAGCTTCTGACTATGTAATAGTAATGCATAGACCAGAATTATTACAGCTCAAAAGTTACGGTGTAGGAAACTGGCCTGTGGCCAACATGATATATCTTCACTTTTTAAAAAATAGAGAAGGAGAACTTAAAGTTCTTAGCTTTATTAACAATCTAAAATTCAATAGGATTGATGAGTATGTTAAGGAATCTACTAATACTCCGAGTCTCACTTTATTTTAATTTTAATTTAATCTTAGGCTTATGTTACCAAATGCAAGAAGAATTAATTTCGTAGAAAGCGACTTTTCGTACCTGACTCCCAGAACCATTGTCTTCGTCAAAGAAAAGCCCAAATCGCTCCTGAATGACAAGGGTCAGTTCCTTGTTAAAATTGATGAGAAAACCCCCTATGTGGAAGAACTCGTTAAGAAAGCTCAGGATCTTAACCTAACTGTTTCCGGTGATGGTACTGCTCCCGTAGGACCGTCTGGAGATGTAAGGAAGGCCAACAATGGCGACTTCCTTTCTTTTGGAACCTCTTCACGTTTCGACATGAATTGGATCAAGCGCGCAGGATATGTGTGCGAAAATGGTTACAGACCTGTCTATACCATGACAAAAGACTGGAAGAAAATCAACGAAGCCCTTCAGGAATTCGCTGATAAGAAGAAGAATGTTAAACTTAACGATGGAACAAACATCCGTTTCCATTCAAGGTTCTGTGTTGTTGATGGAAGAGTCTATCGCTACGACACTGATGACATTGCTGTTAATATTCCCGTAAAAGTTCTTAAGGAAATCGTCCTTGAACTGGGTATTATTAACGTAAGGATTTACTAGTAGTTTCTTTATTAGAAAATAACGGTATTCTTTACAAATAGATAGCTGGGGGCACCTTTGGTGCTCCTAGCTTTATTTAAATAAAAGTTATGGCAAATAAAATTTTAATTTTAGGTCAGCCTGGTACAGGTAAAACATCTGCTGCTAGGAATTTAGACCCAGCCACAACTTTTATTATTTGTCCTGATGAAAAAGCTTTGCCTTTTAAAGGATGGAAACTAAACTACAAAACTGTTCTTAACGAGAGTGGTAAAGTAGATTTAGCAAAAACAAATTTTTACAGAACTAGTTCCCCTCAGATTGTCAAGGCTATGTTAAAAGCCATTTCAGACAATAAACCTGAAACTAAAGTTGTACTTATAGATACTCTTACTGCTCTTATGATTTCTGAAAATATGAAACGTATTGGTGAAAAGGGTTTTGAAAAGTATAATGATTTTGCTTTTGATACTTATAGTATCATTAAGATGATTGACGGTTTGAGGGATGATCTCACAGTTATTGTTTTAGCTCATGTCGAAGAAAATTACGATTCAGAAGGTCAACTGCGTGTATCTTTTATGGTTCCTGGTGGAAAGCTACTTAAGGAAAAGATAAAAGTTGAAGGCATGTTTACTGTTGTGTTGTATACTGAAGTAGAAATGAAGGATAATAAACCTTTATATCACTTTGTTACACAGAACAATGGAAAAAATAGCTGTAAATCACCCGAGGGAATGTTTGAAGATTTTCGTATAGATAATGATTATTCATTTGTCTTACGTAAAATGGACGAATATGAAAAGGGTGGTACTAACTAAATATATATATTACAATGTTATATAATATTACTGAAGACTTACAGAAGAAAAATGTAAGCAACCGCTTTATGGATGTAGGTATCAACGAAAACGTAGAAATGATTAACGTTGAATACAAACAAACTGAGAAAACAGAATTCATCGCATTTTATTTTGAAGATGAAAACAAAGCTCGACTTTCACATACAGAGTGGAAAGTGAATCAGCTTAAACCACTTGCTCAGATGACACCGGAAGAAGCAGACTTGTATTTAAGACTTATCAAAGAACAAATGAGACGTATAAATGCAATTGTGACTACTTTCATACCTGAGGAAGAATTCAGGAAAGTTAAAGCTGACTCATTTGAAGAGTTTGCTCAGGCAACTATTAAAGCTCTAGGTGAATCATATAAAGGAGTAAAGATAAGGATCAAAGTTGTTTATGATCGTAGAAACTTTACTGCTCTACCTAGATATACTAATTACACTTGGATAGAGAAAATGACTGTTCCTAAAGAGGAGTCAGAAATAAAAATCTTTACAAGTGATAAGCTGACAAAGACTATGCCTCGTCGAATTGAAGGGGCAGATGAAAGTGTCACTAACATTTTGAATAAAGATGAAGGAGTAACTCCCAGTAATGAGATACCCTTCTAATATATAGTGTCAAGGGGTCTGCTAATAACAGGCCCCTTTTACTTTAAATTAAATCAAACTAAATGGGAAAAACAAGAAATTTAACAGACAAATCTCTGAAAAATTTTCTAAAAAGAGAACCTCATTCTCTGTTAGAAATATCAGAGCATTTCAATGCATCTCCTATATTAATAAGGAAGATGTTATTAAATCTTAAGGAAAACAGTTATGATATTAAAGAAGATTCTTCTGATTTATATAGATTGAATACTGATTTTAATAAAGGACCTGTTAAACAAGGCTATGATCCTTTGATGTGGCAAGGAACAAAGTTTAAATTTGCTTTCACATCAGACAATCATCTTTGCAATAAGAATAGTAGAGAGGATGTTTTAAACACTCTATATGATATCTTTGAAGATGAAGGAATAAGGGTTGTATATAACGGTGGAAACTGGATCGATGGTGAACATCGTTGGAACAAGAATGAATTATTTGTGTTTGGAGCAACAAACCAACTTAAATATTGCGCAAGGAATTTTCCGCACAGAGAAGGTATTATAACAAAGTTTGTAGCTGGAGATAAATGATTGTTTCCTAATTTGGCTATATGCTGGAAACTCCTTAGAGCCTTAACTACCATAGTGTAAAAATGTTAAGGATTGGACAATCAGCAGGAAAGACTATATATAACTATATACAGAATCCTCAGAGACTACACGCCAAACTATTTAATAAAAGATTCTAAAGGATAGTTATAACAAAACATAACATTTTTCGTATATGTATATATGAAAACTTGTTTATATTGTTCATTAGAATTTAAAGAGAACAGAAAAGAACAAAAATACTGTTCTAAAGACTGTTGGTTAGCTAGCCATAAAGCAGTCTATATTTCTCGAAAATGTAATTATTGTGGAAAAAAATTTCAAGAAAGAGAAAAAAGAGTAAAAGATAATAGAGCAAAATATTGTTCTAAGAAATGTTACTCTATGTCTATGATTAAAGTAAATAAAAAATCTAAAAAAGATATAAACAGAGATTACAGACATACTCATAAGGAATTAACTACAATATGGAAAAACAACAGAAGAGCAAAGAAAAACAAATTTGGAGGTTCTTTTACACAAGAACAATGGAAACAATTATTAATAAATTGTAATTATCGTTGTTTATACTGTAATAAAAAAATTAAATTATCTGTCGATCACATCATTCCTTTAACTAAATGGAACGAATGGAGCAAACAGAATAATCCAAAATATAAATGGAATGATATTGAAAATATTCAACCATTATGTATTTCTTGTAATTCAAAAAAGAGAGATGAAATTAAATAGAAGATATAGTCCGATCTTTATAGAAATATAAAGCTAACATAAATTAATGGATCATGAAGGTTGGTATGCCCAAAGAGAAGGAATAGATGTAGGAGATTATTTAGTAAGACATCGTAGAGAAGATTTCAATTATGATGACTTTCATTATCTCGGATATGCTGAAGCTGATATTTTGTTATCAGATCCTGAAATGGAACATAAAAGCTTTTTACGTGTGATACACGCAGGAGGAGGAACAGCATATGCTACTTCGTATACTTCACAGAAAATAGTTGAGAGTTACCAGGGAGGAGAAAAACCTACTATTCTTTTAATAGGACATTATCACAAAGTTGATTATTGTATGCCAAGGGAAGTACATTGTGTCCAAATGGCTACTACATGTGAACAAACATTATTCATGCGTAAAAATAAAATTAAAGCTGAATTAGGTGGTGGTATTGTTGAAGGAAGAATGGCTCCTGATGGTACAGTAAACAGAATAAAAGTAGAATATATTACCTTTTTTGATAAAGGTTTCTATATCGGTAAAGACAAATACTGGAAAAAATAATGTACAATGTAAAGTTTGCTATATCTACTGGTAAAAAGTTTGAGGAAGAGATTTTAAATGAATTATCAGAATATGAGATATATGCTTTCTATTTAGGTTATGCTTTTGAAGTGGGGAGACTTTTTAGCTCCCCCTTCAGAAGAGACCTTAGACCGTCTTTTAATGTTTATAGAGACGATAGATCTGGTAAGTTATTATTTAAAGACTTCGGAGATATAAACAGAAAAGGAGATTGCTTTAAATTTGTTGAACAATATAAAGGATTAAATACTAGACAGAAGGCTGTTGATGCTGTATATCTAGATATAATACTTAACAATAAGCAAGGTAAAAAAACTATTAAAACTTTTAGGGAGCTTTCTAATAAAGCAAAACCAAAATCCGTGATCCAGTACATCCCTAAAATTGATATTAATGTTTTTGAAAAAAACTATTGGGAGGAATTAGGAATTTCAATAGATGAATTACCTTTCTTTAAAATTTATGTTGCTGAAGCTTTATATATAAATCAAGAAGAAGTATGTAAAAGTTATGATGAAGATCCTATATTCATATATAAAGTATTTGACAAAATAAAAGCATATAGACCCTACACTAAAGATAAGAAAAAGAAATGGTTTTCTAATTGTACGCGCTTTGATATTCAAGGATGGGAACAATTACCTGAATTTCCAGAAACAGACACACTTATAATAACTAAGTCAAAGAAAGATGTTGCTGTTTTAAGAAAATTAGGTTATCTTGCTATAGCTCCCTCTTCTGAAAGTACTCTGATACCCCATAATGCAATGAAAGTATTATCTGAAGAATATGGTTTCAGAAAATTTATTGTTCTATACGACAGAGATGATGGAGGAATGAAAGGAGCTAGAAAAATGTTTCTACAGTACAGAGGAACATATAACATTACGTTTAAATTCATACCTAAAACTTACAAAAAAGACGTTTCTGATGTAAGAAAAGTATTAGGTAAAGAACGAACAATTAACTTTTTAATCAAACTATTAGGTTATGAGCCCAATGAGAAGCTTACAATACTTCCAACCTATGGTGCACTCTCCGATGATAAAACTAGATGATGTATACAGATTAACAAAACCTGCTAAAAATTATTTAGTCTACAAAAAACCAATTGGAATAGATGTGTACATAGTGAATGGAAAAATATTTGATTTCAATAACAAAGAAATAGTAAATAATTCTTTAAAATTTGAACTTGAAAAAGTGTTGAACACATCA